CACGTCACGCTTGCAAATGAAGGGTGATAAATCGTTTCTGTACTTGTATCTACAGCCACGATTGTAGGCTTCAATTGCAAGGGAGTAGATTGACGGTCGGGACTATACGCTCCCGTATTCACGTAATACCATTGCTCTAAGGTGTCACTTGGCTGAATCGCAAACGAATCAGACAATGGCGTGAGCATTGTTTGGATTACTGTAGGTCTTGAGGTATTTAATCTTCTTCCCATAATTTGTTTAACTTATAATTTGATTATCTACTATTCTTGTAGTCTTGCCATCGTTTACTGAAACGGTGCAAGTGAATATTGCCTTGTTAGCTGATGACCACGTTTGAGGCATGTCATTGTTCGTCAGATGCAAAGTCTTTATGCCTGTGACCAATCCCGTGTGTTGCGAATCCCAAGATTCATCAGCAATGGTTTTTCCGCTTTCGCTTTCACGTGTCCAGTTCCAATATTCCGCAGCTACATCACCAGTAATGTCTACGTTACCGTAGAAAAGGTGTGGGGTAATGTCGGTATTCACAGCACCCCTACGGAACGAATATCCCTTACTCGACACAAACTCTATCGTCAAGTTGTCATTGCCATCAACAAGCATCCAATACGGGCTGTTCCATTTGGGCTCGTAGTATGTTGCAACACCACCACTCATTACGGGCTGAGACTGTAAGCATTGCCATGTGCCGCCATTGTGACGTACCCTATGCGTTTCGTATTGCTGTGTGGTTTCGTTGAATTTGTTGTAGTAGTAAGGTGTGTTGTTTTGCCATTCACCTTTGTCAACAACAGTCGGAATCGGATTCCCTTCAACGTCTATCTTTATGAAGTCGCCAACGACAACACCCTGTGCATACAGGTAGTCGCGGCCAGCAATCATCCTATCGTGAACTACAGGATAGTTTTGCACAAACTCTGGCAATATACCAAGTGTTGTTCCGTAGTTGCCGTTCCTAAGAATAGGACTATCAACCCCAGTTAGCTTGACAACGCGGCCTTCGCTTGTGCTTATGTAGAACACCTGCTGTCTGCGCTTGATGCTTGCAAGTATAGCTGCCTGTGTGTCAAGACCTTCGTCAGCATATTTTGATGCGTCGGAGGCAGAGTAGTTGATACAACCCCAACGTGTCATTGTCATCAATTCGCAAGGCTCAAAATTCTTTTGTGCAGGAACTTCGTTGTCGCCATACAACACTACACGGATTTGGTTAGGCGAAAGGGTGTTGTCGGTATTGTGTGTAGCAATAACACGCATCCACGATGTAAAGAACGAATTGCTTCCATCCTTTTCTACCGTCTGGCTATCCTGTACGTTGCTAACACCAGCATCCTTTGCAGCAAGCGTATTGATTATACCCTTTAGGATGTTGCCATACATTTGCGGAGTGTAGTAGCCTGCCCACTTTTCTTTCAACGAAAGCACGTAGGAAACACTACTGTCGGTTGGGTCTACGTACTTGTCAACTCTATCTATTTGGTCGTTGTCAGAGAATACCGTGTCGCCCTCTTGTGCTTGCATGCGATTAACAAGCAATTCAACAACCTCAAGGAAAGACCTTGCTCTTACGCTTTCAAATTCAGCGTTACCAAGTTGGTCTACACGCCACCCACGTCCCGTATATAGTCCGCTTGTAAAGTCTGGGCTACGTAGTTCATCATGGAATATTGCGCTACCTATTGAATCAAGACCCTGTTGGAAAGTGATACGTCCCTGACAAACATCGTCAACAACCTTGCTCAACTTTTCGTTGATAGCTTGTATAATGTTCTCAGTATAGTATTTCTGTAATTCAGAAACCTGCACACGCATACGGCTTACATCGTCCGTAACCTGTCCTATTTGGTTCAAGACAATTTCCACGTCGTCCGTAAGCGTAATATCGTATGTCGGCAATACACCACCATACTTGACAGTCATCTGCTTAACGTACAACGCCATTGGCAATTCACCTCCATATTGGAAGCGCACGATGGTATTGTTGCGTATCTGCGAAAGAATGTTGGTGTGTGTTGCAAGGAAATGTTCGTCAAACTTCAACGGATATTCGTAATAATGCACGTTGTTTTCACGCATATATTCCTTTGCAGCGTCGTCAAGTCTTGCTTCTGCATTGGTAACATACGTTGTTGGCAAAGAAATGCCAAGTATTACAAATTCGTCACCACCATGCGGTTGCTGATACGTATTAGGCATCAACGTTCCGAAAGTATCCAAGTCTTTCTTGACAACAAGCGTTACCTGACCCAAGTTGGTTTTTGGGTATTTTTCCAAGTCGCGCTGTTCTCCGTCTGGTAGGAAATTACCTTCGGAATCGTAGAAGTTTTTCTTGTAGTCATCCCAATCAACGGCAATGTCAAACGTACAACCGATGCAAGCACCACTACGCATATTGATTTTCATTTCCTCGGTTATGCTCGCGCAAGCATAGAGGTCGAAATCAAGCTGTGGCAAAGTCATCTTGAAATAACTTTGCTTGTAGTTGCCGTCATCGTCCATCGTATCATCCCATTCGACATCTACGGATGGAGGTTGACTACCATTGTACACGTTATATGCAAAGCTTACACCGCTCGACGTGTATTTAACACTGCGCCATACACCGCTTGTATATTCGGTTTCTTTTCCGTATTCACACAAGAAAGTATAACTACCGCCGATATTGGAAATACTATCGACCATGCCAAACATGTTGTCGTACACGTTTTGCAAAGCACTCTTTTCGTTTTCGTTGTTGCTCGCGCTTATCTTCCCCTGTATGAATGTTTCAAAATCCGCAATCGTTATACACTCAATACCATCATAAGCCGATATTCCAACAATTGAATGCTCAGTAAATTCTGGCTTGATGTCCTCGAATTGGTGTATTTCTACCGATTCAGAACCTTCAACAACGGGGTTTACATAACTATTGTCTGCATAATAGTAATCTACAAGTTCAATTGTAGGGTCAAAGTTTGTGTTTGGTGTACCGTCTGGCATGTATGGGCTTACCTTGTTGAACAAAGTTTCCCTATACACAGAAGGCATTAGAGTCTTGCGTGTAAACGGATGTTTGATGAGGTTGATGTATCTTCCACCAAGAATACCCTTGTAGATTGGTAGTGAGCCTTCTGCCGACAAGTCGTTGTTGACGGTATATTTCCAAGTTTGGTCTCCAAACCATTGTATTTGAGGATAACCAAACGGAATATTGTTTTCACTACCATAACCTATAATGCGTGTGACGATTTTGTTGTTCTTTGGTGTGCGTGAATTGTTCTTCAAGCCAACACCCTGTCCAAAGCGGAATATATAAGGTTCACCTTGGTCGTCAAGTATTTCGTTTGACGGCGTACCAAACAATATCAAGAAACGCTTTCCTTGTGCGTAGCGTGCATCCGTAGGAGCAATCTGGTCTACAACAAAAGGTATCTCCCATGTTTCATATGATGTCTTCAAGACTTCACTTACGTAGGTCTTGTCAAACGAAAGAGGCTCATCTGGAATCTTTGTAGCCTTTTGCCACATAGAAGTTTCCGTCACACCATCTTGTTCGTAATGTTCAATGTTAGTACCCACAACCCACTGTGTGCCTTGTAGGTTTTTGTTCAACTTAGCTACCATATCAAACAGGTTGCCAATCCAATTGAACGTTTTGCTATTTGAAAGGTATTTCTGTTCGTCTGACGATACTGCAACATCCGTAAACGGGAAGTTGCTAACGGCATACATTGGATGGTAGAACACAAACGAATACTTCGTCATTCCGTGAAGTTCGGAATTGTCGGAAACAATACCCTCACGAACTACCGTAGGTGGATTGACAAGAACAAACTTTACGGCTTCGCTATCTTCGTTGCGCTTGTATTCTATATATTCCGACATCGTGACGGCGAGCGTATTGTCCCTGTAGTACACATCGCCAGTAATCTTGTCACCAAGCGACATCACAACGCTGTCAAAAGAAGCGTTGCGCAAAACAAGGCCGTTGAACGGTGTGCCGTCAGCGTTGTATATCGGAAATGTTATATTGTTTGTAGCCATCGTATGAGTTTTCTAATTGCAAATATAAGGAATATTGCGCAAACAGCCAAGCAAAAGTAGCACCATTTAGGAATTTTTTGCTTTTCAACGGTTATGTATTCTTTGTGTAAAAGTTTTTCTTTCAGCGAATCACACATTGAAACATAAACCAAAAGCGAATCCCTTTCAAGTTTTATTCGGTCTATCGAATCTTTCAAACACTTTTCGTATTCCCTGTTTCTTGAAACCGTTTCCTTTTCTTTGTGCCACGTTTCCTGTTTGATAATATTACCATTAGCGTCAACGGTTGTCACGGTTGAATCGGACTTTTCTACTTTTTTATCCGTGCTCACGACCTCTTTTTCGTTCTTTTCGGTTTTGTGGGTTATGCTTGAGGAATCATTCTTAAAAACCTTTGTATCAATCGAATCCTTTCTTATTTCGGTTTTTATGTGTTCATTCTCGATAACCTTTTTCTTTGTCGCGCAAGAGCAAAGTATAAAAAGTACGCCAACAAAGACAGCTATCGCTATAGGAGTGCAACATCCGCTTCTTCCCATTGGTGACTCATCCCAAAGTTTGCTAAAATAATCTTTGTCATTCATACTACTTATCAATTACAAGTTTAACAATTTCTCCACGACCTAATGCGGTCTTTATCTTGCTTTCAACAAGTCCCGTCCAATAGCGAGAGTTACTTATCCATCCGACCTTATCATTCTTGCCAAAACCGATACAACCCAAGGAGTCTTCTGGTTTATTTAGCGAATGCAGACGAATACCTTCAAACCCCTTGACATCTTTTACTAAAGGCATAACCCTTTTATATTTAGGTGAATACGTCATCGTTATTAGGTATTCTCCACTTGGAATGGCGGTCTTACCGTAAACCTTTTTCCTTCTGATTTGGTCTACAGTCATGTCACTTGTAAGCCCTCTGTCGGCATCTTCCAATGCATTGCAGTAGGACTTGCCGTCTCCGAACCTTGTGCCATTTATAAACACATTACTGATTGTGTATGTAGGCTTCTTCCACTTTCTGTCAATTCTGATTATCATGGCTATTCCTCCTTTTTTCTCTTCTTTTCTTTGTTTACTATTGCCTCAATCCTACGACCATTGCGTGCAATATCCTTTTGTAATTCAAGAATCTTGTCCTCAAGCGTACCAATTCGCTTGCGGAGCTCCATATTCTCCTTACGGAGTTCTTCGTTTTCCTTTCGGAGCAAGTCTCTGTCTTTGCGGATGAACTCGCAAGACTTTTCCAAGTCCTCAATAGTATGTTGGTAGACGTGTTGTTGAGCCTCCCACCCATTAGCCTCTGCGGTTGTAGCTTCACCGTTCGCTTTCTTTTTGTTAGCCTTGTAGTAGATAAACCAACCGCCACCAAGGAAGATTGTTACTATTGTATTTATAATGCTATATATATCCATATCTTTATACGTTTTGGTCGTTTGGTTGGTTATCAATAATCACATCATTACGGTTTCTTGCAACGTTTCCTGCGGTCTGTGCCGCTTCGTCTGCGGTCTTATCATTTCGGCTAATGAGGCTACCGCGTTCCTTAATGACACGCTCAACTTCGTCTGGTGCTGCATCAGGACACTTTTCCAATACCGTCTGCGTAGACAAGTATGGTGCTTCCATTCCAAGGTTGACAAGTTTTGTGTTGGTTGTCTCAAGCGACCAAGGATTAATCTTAGCACCAATGCGTACCTTTGCAAACTTGTTTGAGCCTGCACCTCCTTCAAGGTCAAGGCCTTCTTGGTGTAGATAAACCATATCGTTGACAAAACACTGCCAATCCATTGCACTTTGAACGGCAAGAGAATAGTCGTTTGACATCGCAAGTGCAATACCATTACCACCACTATTGGTAGTTGTTATGTCTTTCGGTGTGATAAATGACGTGGAAGAGAATAGTGAAATCTTTTCCTCCAGAGTCTTGAGATAGCCATCCATTGTTTGCGGTTCTGGAAACTCCAACACCTTAACATCTTGTTTGCCATTTGATGTATCACTTGAAAGGTTTACTATAAGTGTACTTGAATCTCTTTGCAAAGAACCTTTGTCCATTTCTCCCCAAAAAGCAAGTGCAAAAGTTCCGAAACGTTTCAAGGCAATGGCGGCTATATTAGCCATTAACTCCCACATTTCAATGCTTGATTCAGCATACTCCCATGCAACCTTTCCTCGTTTGATAAGCAATGGGTTGCGTGAAAATCCGTGAGGTTCTGACACTATTTCCCATCCATTAGTCCCCTGTGTGCAGCGATAGTGTAACCTGTTGTCGAACGTGTCAATAACTATCTTATTGTCTACTTGATAGAACAAAGAACGTGCAACCTCATTACCATACTCATCGTAATTTGGTGTCATTTGATAACCATCCTCATACGAAAAATTGGTCATGGTGTATTTGCCAGTTTCCTTGTCGTAAGAGAACAACAATCCGCAATTACCAAGTTGCTTACACGTATTGATAGCCATGTACTTGTTCCACTCACAATTGCGCCACATCCATTCCTGCTTGATTTGGTCAAACAACTCCCTTTCTCCGTCCTCTGGTTTTGGATTAAACAAACAAAAGTCAAGAGGGTTTGCCGTAAGATTGCGGACATGTGCCGAGTGTATCAACTTTTGGAATGATGCAGTTTGTGTTATCTCCATCATATTTGTCGGCAACTCATGTCCGTCAAGTACAACCTTGATATGTGGTATTGCCTTATTTAATATAATATGGTGTAAGTCTGGTCGATACTCCGTAATGTACAAGTCCTGTGAAATCGGATTTAGATTCAAGTTTGCAAAACCCGTTTCAAGCGTGGTGTTGTTCAATATACCACCCTTTGACTTTTCATAGCTATGTAGGTTCGTTGTTCCACCTCTTGTAAAAGGCTTCATCTGCATCAACCTCGTAGGCTCTGACAAAAACCAATTTATGTCTCTTTCTCTTTTCATCTTATATTGTGCTTAAAGTTTGTAACATCCAATCGTTGTTTATCTTTATCTTTGGTCTTTCAAGACGTGTATCAATTTCTTCTTGCCCATTTACACCAAGCAATGAAAGCATATCACTCGCTTCAAGTGTTTTTCGCATCAAACCAGCATCGTCACGAAGCATACGGTGGCAGTCATATATCATACTACCACACATAAGTATGCAGTTATCAAACAAGTCTGGCGACATACCTTTCAACAAAGACTTCATTGCCTCTTTGTTCATCATGGCTATACGTCCGTTTGGTGTTTTGGAGAATTGGAAGATGCGACTTTCAAAAAGCATGTGCTTTAGAATTGTCGTACCACCACTTCTCTTCATGTTTTGATGATAGTAGTGTGCCTGTGCAAGACGCGGCTCGTAATGTATCAAGCCTGCCTTAATCATTTGCATGGTAATGTGTCCTGCCTCGTCCTTTCGTGTCTTGAATTGTGCCTTGCCACGATTGGATGCCTGCTCTGCTCCACTGAATTGTTTCGAGTTTGGGAAGCACTCACGCAAATAGCCGAAACCCTGCACATCAATCATCATTTCACTTTCCTGTAGGTTATGCTCGTCTCTGAACTGTATAGCCATGATGACCGCATCCCTGTTACTATTAAGTGTAGAGAACTTTATATCTCGGCAAATAAATCCTATCTTAGTCCACTTTTCCCAATACTTTAGGATAAGGTTGTCGAATCCAGTCGTTGCCATATCCATCGTCATAAAGCGTTTTTCAAGAACACTGTCACGCGGTATTTCAACGGGACGGAACATTCTTTCTACATCTATTGTTGAAAGCTCCACATTAGATAGGTCTTCTATGTCTTCTTCCTCATCGGTAAGCGAATAGTTCCAATTGGCTGCATAAGAGGATTGCGCAGTAGCAGAATTGGCAGCAAGTCCGCGATAAGATTTGTTCTTTGCCAACATCCTTTTGTTGTCTCGCACATCAAAGGTAAAGAAAGCCATTGAAAGAATAAAGTCCTCGTAGGACATATCTGGGTCAACCGCAAGTCTCTCATCTATCAAATCCTTACCCTTTTCATACACCTCTTTCTTTGTTCTACCCCAAATGGCACGTTCATAATCTCCGTCTGGCATAAAGAAAAACATTACAACACCATCCATTGACTTGTCAAGCGTTCCATCGTCATTTATCCAGCCGCCACCATGCTCACCCTTTCCACACATCTTGCGCATAAAGCATTCGCGTTCGGGGTTTTGTGCAAGGAATACTTGTGCCTTGCCGTCGGAATCACTGCGAAGACGTGGAAAGAATGTCGATATTGTTCGCCACAAGAATTTGTTGCATTCATCGAAGATAAGTTTCTTTGCCTGCAAACCCTTCGCAATCTTATCAATCACAATAGGATTTTCGTTGTCAAGTTGTTGGAACTTTATTTCAGAGCCATTGTATAGCTTCATACCCATATCCTCTTGGCGACGGATAATTTCGCCAATAGGGTCGTGCGGCTGTTTCTTTACAGAGCGGTCAACAAGTGGGTACATTTTCTTTAACGTGTCATTTACCTTGCCAGCTCCCCAGAAGTCTGACACGTTACGCATAAAGCAAACAATCTTTGCATTGTCGTTCGTGGCAAGATATTCAATGGGGGCATAGTAAAGCGCGTATGATTTACCTCCACCAGTGTTTCCAGTAAAGCATACAACATCAGCATTAGAACGAATGGCATACTTCTGATTACCATCCTCCAAAGGTGCTAACACTATGTCGTTGCGTTTTCTTGCCATGACGTAAAAGAAATTTCTTGGCACAAAGGTACACATTGAAACAATGTGTTTCAAGATAAGTTACAACAATCTTGTTTGTTTTTGATTTTTTTCAACAAATACGGTGTAGAAATATTTTTTGGCTTGTGTTCATTGTTCTTATTTTTGCACAAACATTTGTTTAATTCACGTTAAAAAATAGTAAGTAGCTATGGAAGTAACAAAAGAAACGGTGTTGGAAAGTATGAACACCTATTGCACAGAACGAAAGTATGGTTCTGAAAACCTAACCGACGGATTCAAGGAGAAATTCTCTAATTTCTTTGTCAAAAAGTACGAAGGCAAAGATGTTGAGCAGGAAGAGATGATTGCAGACTTGCATTTTAATCTCGACACTGCATTCAGCGCATCCGTTGACATCAACTCAGCACTCAAGAGTTCATTCGAGACCAAAAAGACGGAATACGAGAACCAGATTGCAGAGCTGAACAAAAAACTTGGCAGGAAAGAACCTCCAAAGTTTGAAGTACCGAAAGAACTCCAAGACCAGCTCGACGAGTTAAAGAAGTACAAGAACGAGGAAGTCAAGAAGACAAAGTTCGCA